CCTCCGTCATATCCTATTGACATGGTGAATGATAACGTTGCCGACGGAGGTTTTTTTTGTCCTTGTGATGAAATGAAAATCGTAAAATTACAAAAACGCCCCTCCGACAACTCTTACCCTAATGGAGTTTGGTTAACGTCTACGTCTCCTTGTATCCTTGCAGGCGGCGGAACTATACCCACATCATCATCGGCGATCGTTACAATCAAATGGGTACATATGAACGATGATGATTTTTCGAATTTTTACATTGGAAAAACCTATACTCGTGGTCAATATATTACAAACCATGGCACGTCGGGTCATGCGACCGGGGCGCATATAGAGCAACAAATAGGTTTGGGAACAATATCGGGCAGCGGCGGGCAATACAATTCAAAGGGCGCATATATCTTAAAAACAACGGGCGGAAACATTAAACCCCAGTTTGCAATGTGGCAGAATCTCGATTTTACAACGATCGTGCAATCAAAAGGAATTACTTTTAGAACTTACAACGGCGATACTCCAGAGCCTCCGACGCCTCCGACGCCTGTTCCAATTCCGCCGAAGTTTCCGACGCATAAACATAGATCAATATTTTGGATTTTGGGGTGGTGATTTTTTGGACATAACAAATATTCTTGTAGCGTGCATTTCTGTTCTTGGGAGTGTCGTTGCTGCTTTTGTTGCTTCTACCCGGAGCGCAGCGGTGATAACTACCCGTGTAGATGAATTGACGCGCGAAGTTCGCGAACATAACAACTTTGCACGCCGAATGCCCGTTGTCGAAGAACAAATAAAAGTTATGAATCATAGGCTTTCAGATCTTGAAAAAAAATAAAAAAGGAGTGGATATTGTGAAATTCAAAAAATGGATAAAAGCCGCTGGAATAAGAGCAGTAAAAACTTTCGCGCAGGCGGCTGTTGCTATGATAGGAACTGCCGTTGTTCTCGGTGAAGTAAATTGGATAGCCGTTTTGTCTGCGGCGGCTCTTGCGGCAATACTATCGCTACTTACATCAATAGCGGGTCTTCCTGAACTGAAGGGATAAAAAAATGGATCTCTTTAAATGTTTACATACTCTTTGCCGCTGCCATAAGGCGAATGTGCGCGGACAATATAAGCCGTCACCCGTGGCGGGTATAGTAGTACATTCGACGGGTGCGAATAATCCATATCTTCGTAGGTATGTGCAGCCGTCGCCCGGCGACAAAGATTATAACGCACTTATAAAAAAAATAGGCAAAAATGCAAACGGCAACTCATGGAATAATCCGACGGGCGAAACGTGCGTCCATGCTTTTATCGGCAGACTTGCAAACGAAAAAATCGGAACGGCACAAATATTGCCTTTTGACTTTGCTTGTTGGGGCTGCGCAAATGGAAAGAACGGATCTTACAACTACGCCCCCACAAGGCATATACAATTTGAGGTTTGCGAAGACAGTTTGAAAGATAAGGGATATTTTGACCGCGCCGTAAAAACCGAAGCCGTTGATCTTTGCGTATATCTTTGTAAAACTTTTAACCTTGACGTCTCAAAAATCGTATCGCATAAAGAAGCGCACGACCTCGGGTACGCGTCAAATCACGGAGATATTGATCATTGGCTTAACAAATTCGGATATAACATGGATGATTTTAGGTCGTGGGTATCAAAAAAACTTAAAGAGGAAGATAAAAAAAACATGATAGAATTTAAGGTAAAAAGCGGAGAAGTAACGATAAAAAAACTTCTTGACACGCCCGCAGAACTCCGCAGCCGCGCGGACAATAAAAAAGGATCAGTTATTTCCGTTCTGCCCGCTGGCGCGGAAGTAACGCTTATTCAAATGGACGTCCTCGGATACGACTGTGTGCTCTGCGCAATATCAAATAAACAATATATCGGATATATCAAATCCGAATATATTGAATAATATAAAAAGGAGTAAAAAAAAATGACTTTGCTTGAAGAACTAAAAACCGTGCTCGGCGAACGCACTGACGACGACGCGCTCAAGCTAATTGAGCGTGTAAGCGAAATTGAAACGTCAGACGTAGAAGAACTAAAAGCGCGAATTAATGCGCTTGAAAAAGAGCGTGACGACCTTGATGAAACATGGCGAGCTCGTTATCGAGATCGTTTTTTCGAGGACGTTGAAACGAAAAAGAAAAAAGAAAAAGACGATGAAGAGGAAAAAGCGAAAGAAATAACCGTTGATAAACTTTTTAAGGAGGATTAAACACAATGGCAACAAAACCGAAAGTAAAAACACTTACAAACAGTAGCGTTGATGTTCTTAACGCTATCCGAAACGAAGCAAGTATAAACTATCAAAATAAAGTACCCGTAGCAACCGCAGACGCAGACAGCATTAGGACTATCGGCGCGGTAATAATGGACGCCGTTGCGCTTCAAAACGAATTTCTTTCCGCGCTTGTAAACCGCATAGGTCGCGTAATGGTTTCGTCAAGACTTTTTAACAACCCTTTGAAAATGTTTAAAAAGGGTATTCTTGAATACGGCGAAGTTGTTGAGGATATTTTTGTAAATATTGCAAAGCCGTTTACTTTTGACCCCAAAACAGCAGAAGCGGAAGTTTTTAAACGCGAAATTCCCGACGTGAAATCCACTTTTTACGTTATGAATTATCAAAAGTTTTATAAAACGACAATAAGCGCCGATCAGCTTCGACAGGCGTTTCTTTCTTGGGACGGCGTAATCGATCTCATCGGCAGAATAGTTGATTCTATGTATTCCGGGGCAAACTATGATGAATGGCTTACGACCAAATACATGATAGCCCGAAAAATGCTTAATGGCGAAATTGCGTCTGTCACTATCGCAACGCCCTCGGAAGCGACGGCAAAAACTATCGGAACAAGCGTCAGAGGTCTCTCGAACGATTTTGAATTTCCGAAAACGATTTACAATACCGCAAAAGTCCTTAATAAATCCGACAAGAACGATCAGTATCTTATCATGACGTCCGCATTTGACGCTTTTATGGACGTAAATCTTCTTTCGGCTGCGTTTAATATGGACAAGGCGGAATTCCTTGGTCATCGCCTGATGATTGACGGCTTTGACTTTTCCGATGATGAAATTGCGCGTCTCGGCAAGATATTTGAGGGGGATACGAACTATACGGAAATCGGAAGCGCGGAAAACGAAGAACTGAAAAAAGTTCAAGCAATCCTCATTGATAATGACTTCTTGATGATTTTTGACAACATGATGAAATTTACGGAAGCTTATAACGGTCAGGGACTTTATTGGAACGAGTTTCTTCACCGCTGGGTGACTTTTGCAGCTTCTCCGTTTGCGAATGCTGCAATGTTGCAGACAGGTAATCCGCAAGTTACATCTGTTACCGTTTCTCCTACTACGGCAACGGCAAAACAAAACGTAGCGTATGAACAGAATATCCAATTGACGGCGAATGTTGAAACGGCTGATTTTGCACCGCAGACAGTTAATTGGAAGTCTGATACTGACAGCGTTACGGTTTCCGCTGCGGGGCTTGTAACTATACCCGCGAACATGAAAGCCCCCACGGTAGTTATAACCGCAACATCTGTTTTTGATAACTCAAAAACGGGAACTTGCACGATAACTATTAATTAATTTTGACATAAAAAAAAAAGACGGAGCAAAAAAAACTCCGTCTTTTTTTTAAAAAACAATCTTGACATACTCAATCAATCCGAATATCATACCTAAAAGAGTCGCGGCAAAAACAAATACTTCTATTATTTTTTTCATTTTTTTTTCTCCTTTTAATTCAATTCGCTTTCGATTTTTGTTTTTAAAACCCCTCCGGGGACAATCCTTAAAATTTCATTTCCCGGAACTCTCAACCCGATCTGATAATCTTCGACTTCCAGCCCCCTTTTAATAAATTCAATCTCTTGTTCTGTTTTTTTTTGAAAATTCTCAGTTTTTAAAAACGCTTGAACAATATTATCCTTTGCATTTTCGGACATAGAACAAACGATTTTTAATTCATCTCCGTTTTTTAATACGTATGAATTTTCGCGTAAATATTTGCCCTCGGACGCAGCAAATTCAAGTTTAAAATATCCTATTTTTTTCTGATCCACCAAAAACCCCTCAGGATTTTCGCAGTTTAAAAGATGAAAACTGTCTGTATTTGAATATATAAAATTATCATAATTTTGTTGAGCAATACGAACAACCTCGCATTTTGCCGCTGATACCACAGCGGCAGCAAGTGGAATATACCCGGCTGCTTTTTCTGCGTCGTATTTTTCAGGGTATGAAAGCCTTTTTTCCATTTTTTGCAGCACAAAAAAAGGAGCGTCATAGCTTGTTGCGAATTTTCCTATGACAGTATTTGCCATACTTTTCTCAATATTTTTTAAATCTCCAGTTAATTCTTCGCGCAAAAAATTTCTTTTTTCAAAAAAATTGTAAAAAAAGTTTCTTTTTGCCGCTTCAAACACGCATAAATCAAGTATTTCAAAGTCTGAAATCAAATAGTTTTCGCGGAACAATTTAAACTCCGTTTCGCTCATAGTCATGGTGACTATAATTTTTTTTTGATAATTCTTTTCAAATTTTATATCAGAAAACCGCTTGTAATATTCGGCGTTTGCATTCAAACAAGTTGATACAAGGTTTTCGCCCACGCGGAATCGATGATCCCCCTTAATTTTTACAAACGGAAAACGTCGAGGGCGTAAAAAAAATGAACACTTAAACCTTATGAAATAGTAATAAGACTTTGCGCTTTCACCTTTCAGGTATTCGGGCAAATGTTTGCATTTTACAAACTTGGGTTCTCCGACAGGAATTTTTTGAAATTTATATGAAAGTTGGGCGGGGTACATTCCGTTGCAATCAAAAACGTCTATTTTTTGATTTTTTAATGTTTTTTGTTTGAAATTCGGATTGAGAAAAAGCCAACCGCCGCCATAGGCCTTAAAGATGTAATCAAAAGCATTTTTTGATCCGAAATCTTTTTCATCGAGTTTGCGATCTTCAAGATGAGGATATAGCTCATTAAATAATTTTCGTCCTATCATCGCGCGCAATTCGTCCATAGAATTTGACGCTATTGTGTTTTTTTTATAGCCGTTAGCCCTTAAATCTCTTAAAATGTTAAACATTTGTTGTGCGATATCTTCGCAAGACATATCTTCGACACCCTTTCGGGGAGATACTATCAATGGATCGGCGTTGATAAACTTCACGATTTTTCCGAAACAGTTTACTGTAATATTCTGAAATCCGTTTTTAGTAAAAAGATAAGTGAAAGATCTATCGGGAATTTCGTTATCTTCAAAAAAAACTTTTTTTTCGGGGTCAAAACACAGCAATAAGTTAGCGTCAAATGTAAAAAAATCAACGATATAATATCCGAAAAAAGTCAAATTTTTTACAAAAATTCTTGTATTTTTTGTTACTTTTTGACTTATAATATACATCAATTCGTCAAGTGAATCGAAAGAAATTGTTTCATTATCTATAAAAATACAACCGTGTTTAATATATGCTTTGGTTTCGGTGCTATCGGCGGCACTATCAAGCGCCGCCGTCGCTTCATTGAAGAACAGGACTTTCGGATCCAAGATAATAACCTCTTTCTTTGGCTTCTTTTTCTCTTATTCTTTTAAAAAATAAGTCCGAAAAAAATGTTGCAATATCGTTTATAATTTCTTCGTAGTAATATTTCTTGTCAGGGAGATCTAAGAGTCCCTTTTTCTCTGCCTCGGCGGCTATATTGCTCATAAATAAGGGGTTTTTAGCGTATAAATCTTTTAGATAAGATAACAAGTTGCCCGGAATATAGCCATTAAACGGATTAGTTGAGAGATATAACAACTTTTCGAAAAATTCTAAAATTATTTGAGGATGGCCTTCTGTCGGATCTCCCGGTGGTTCTGGCGGAGGCTCTTGCGGAGGTTCTTTTTTTCTTCTGCGCTGCTTATATTTATATAGCGTTTCTGTTTCGCCGGAAACTTCATCGGCGATATGGACTGCCTTTGTAGACAACTTTATAGCCGTTGTTTGCTTCTTAAAATCTTCAAGGGCTTTTTTTGTGACCCTTTCGGGAATTTTTGGCATTTCAAAATCAAAAGCGAATCCGATTTTTTCATATTTTTTTATAAATTTTTCGGCTCTTTTTTGATTTTTTATCCATTCTTGTTTGTTCGGCGTTAATTTTTTTTTCACTTTTCATACACCCTCTTTCCGTGCGTATAGCCGTTTTCGTCAATAACAACTATCTTTTTTCCTCGATCGGGATAAAAACACGTCTTTTTTAAAAAACATTCTCTTTCATTGAGGTAATTTTTGCATACTTTCCCTATTTTTTTTTGAATATATATCATATTTTTATCACAAGTTGAGAAAAAATGACAATTATCGCACTTTTTTACGCATTCGTCTTTCAAACTTTTTTACCTCCGCATATTCTCTTAAAAAATCTTCAAACACAAACGGCACAAAATCGCAGACCTGCATTGCAAGCGGAATCCAAATAGTTTTTAACTCTTTTGCATAATCTTCGACGAATCTCTTTACTGTTCGTTTTTTAGGGTCTTCAATAAATTTTTTGTTTAAGTTGTACTTCAATATTAAATTCAGATATTTTTCATCAATCATTGCTTTCTCGCTCCTTTTCAAATTTGTAAACAACAAGCATAGACGGAAACGGAGCGGAATTTTTGCAGCCTCCGAATTTCAAGCGTCCTTTGACAAATCTAACTTCTGCTTTGCCGAGGACATAGTCATGAAACCACTTCGTGTCTGTTCGTGCGGGAACTAAAAGAACAACGGTTGCTTTGCTTTCGTATGCTTTTTTAACCCACATACCTATGCTTCGTCCGTATGGCGGATTGCACCATACAATTCCGTTCCACTCTTGCGATAACCCGTCTTGTTCTTTTGTATAATATTTATCGCATTTTGCATTTTCCGCTGTTGCGCAAGCGTCAAGGTTAAAGTGAAATTCTTTGTCTATTTGCTCGAAAAAGTCTTGCGGCGTAGCCCATTCTTCTGACTTCGAAGAGAAAAACAAATCATTATTCATCTTCCGCTTCCAACTCCTCAAATTCGCCTGTCATAAGATCACTTCGTTTTTTACCGCGCAAGGCTTCTTTTTCTTTCATTTCCGACCATGCTCTGTTTGGAGATAGGATATTTCCGCCAGAGCGTAAGAGCCAATCAAGACACTTAAAGATTTTCCGCAATTCCGAAACGTCTGTAATTTCTTCAATTTTTCCTTTTTTTGAGTTTTTAAAAATTCCGTCATAAAGTTGCGCGTCAAGTGTTTCGTAAACTTCTTGTAAGGTGTTTCTTTCGATCACAAGGATCGAATAATCGTTAGTTCTGCTAAAATCTGAATTCAGACAAGCAACTATATTTGTGGAATTCTCCTTTCCCCAATCATAGGCGTATGACGGGCAGAAACTTTCGCGTTGACGGTGACCATTAGATCCATAGATCTTAAAGACTTTTGTTTTACTCATTTTTAAATTCCTTTCGTTGAGGTTTTACCTCTTTATTTACAAATAAATTATACCAAATTTCTGATACGTTTTCAAGAGGTAAAATAACCGAAAACTAAAGTTTTTTTTATGTATTTTGCACGATATAATACAAAAAAAAAAGCCCCGAAGGGCTTTTTTTTTAATCTTCAAAAGTCTTACAGATTCTGTCGAATATAATGGTATACGCTTGTTTACCGTTGTAACTCGACGAGGATAGGGAACCTCTAATCTGCACGGCTTCGCCTTTTTTGAGACTAAACGAATAATCAACGTTCGCAGCGTCGAACGTTACAATGTTGATAAACAACGCTTCTTTGTCCGCGCCCTGATAAACTGCTATCCTGTTTCGGGCTACGTTTTTTTTGTCGTTTGTGCTAAAATCTTTACATAGGTTTCCGGTGAGAACTATGTAGTTATTCACGATTTTTTTATCTTTTGTAATAACATTTTTCGAAAAATTTGCCATTTTTTTTATCTCCTTAATTAAAGTATACCTCTGTTATAAATATTTCAAATTCGGGTATTAAGGGCAACGACCGCCCATTGACCCCCGAAACGGTGAAAGAGGGGTTTGCGACTTCTCCGGAGATATCTAACTGTCCGGTGTTGTTGCCATTCGTTGAAAATATTGAGATATTCGTTTCGTTCGAATTATAAAAATCCGCGCGTACTATGTTGGTATTCGGCGTTGCTCCAATGCTCACTATATTGCCGTAAGATATGAGATCAGCGTCGGCGTCACTGCCAAAAACGAGCCTATAAGGCTGCAACGATGATTCTGTCGGCTTTATCAACGTTTTTATCTTAAATCCCCCGGAACGCGCTGAAATCTCAAAGATCCATACATTTTCGGTTGCTAACACAGACTGAGGACTATTTTGTATCGAGTTGGTTAAGGTTACGTCCCCGCCAAACTGCATAAATTTACCCGTTACGATTTCATCAATATACAAGATCCGTGCCTTGTTTGGATTTTTGACAAACAAAGCGGATACGATGTTCGGTTCTTTTTCGTCCGTGGGAGTAATAATTGACGTCGTGAAAGTTGATACTTTTACGGGCGTGTATGACAACGGTTTTCCGTTGGCGGAAAATGATATATCATATATTCCCAATGTCACAAAAATAGGTATGTTTTTCGGGTTCGTCGTGAACGTCAAACCCGTATATAGTTCATCTTCGTTTTTTGAGAACAAAATATATTCATTTGCGCTCGTTTTAAAGATTAGACTTCTCGGAGTTGTTTTTGTTTGCAGCGCGGTAATTTTCCCGTCCGCGTCCTGTTTGTTCGCGGCAACGGTTGCGGTGAGCGCGGTTATCTTTCCGTCTGCGTCCTGTTTGTTCGCGGTGATAGTGACTTCGATGTTTGAAATCTTCGAGTCCGTTTCGATCTTGTTCTGCGTAACAGTCGAAGACAAATCTTTTACTGTTTCCCCGAGAGTGTTCTGTTCCGTGATAACCTCGTTAAGTTTCGCTTGTACTTTTCCCAAAAATTCGGAAAATGAAAGTTCGTCGCCGAAAACAGTCGGAATCGCGAAAGATAACTTAATTCCGTTCAAGGGTTCAATCATTTTTTTTTCTCCTTTTTCTAAATTCCGGATTTATATGTTCGAAAAATCCGCATTCTGTAAACTCTCTTTCCTTATGCGTCCACACGCAACGAGGACGGTGGACGCAGTTTTCGCAGTAATTAAACATTTTTTTAATTCCTTTCGTTTGGGGTTTACCTTTTTTTTTAGTTAAATTATATCAGATTTACTATATATTTTCAATATGTAAAAAAAAACAAAAACGAAAGTTTTTTTTTGTGCTAATTGTACAAAAAACAAAAACACGGAGCGAGATCATCAAACATTACTTGATAGAGCGTTTGCAAGTCTTTAATGTTCGCGTTTAGCAGTTCGGCGGTTGATTTTCCGCTTCTTCCGCTGCGCGTAACGGTTTCGTCCTCTGTTCCGCTGTTTGATGTTTCCTGCGTCGAATCGGACGATGATGTTCCGGAGTTCTGCCCGCTTTCTGTGCCATTTTTAACGTCGGCAGTCGTCAGGTATTTACCGCTCTTCACGTCGGATAGTCCACCTTGCGGGGTTTCCGAATATTGATCTACCGTTTCGGACGTGTTTGAGTTCGTCGAACTCTGCGTAGCAGACGTGTGCGCGGATAAGTTTCCTCCGTCCGTAGTTTTGCGCGCTCGCTCTTCCGTCGTTGAGTCTGTATCGAAAATTTTCAAATTCTTGTCATTAAAAACAGAATAAATTGAGTTATATTTATCCTTGTTTTCGGCAAGTACGTTATTGATCTCGAGTTGCCAAAGCGCGGGCGTTTCAAAGGCGATTTCGCGCATATAAAAATGACGCAGAATTCTTTTTTCGGCTTCTTTTTCATCAAAAGAAAATCCGAAAACGTCAGGAAATATCAATGGGATAGCGTTTTTAATTATTTTATCAACGGTTATCCCTGTTGATAAAACTTGCGGATCTGCAAGGCTTTCGCATATCGTGCGGACGGTAGTAGTATATTCAGCCATTCTTCTATTCCTCCTCGAAAGTGAGTTTCCTCACATTCGGATCATTTTCATTTTTTCCGCCGCTTTCCTCGCGATAAACAACGGAGATATTAAGGTCAAACATTTTATTTATCGCTTTTGCGGCGTCCTGTCTACCAAGCAAGCGGCTGTACCTACTTGCAAAAGTACCGCCATTTAAACGTGCGACCTCGTCGCTTAACATTCTTTCTTTCTTTTGGTAAGACGCATTCGGTACACCTAAATTTGTCAAAGTTTCGTTCCAAATGTTTGTTTTTAACTCGTACAATTTATCACAAACATAAGGCGCGCCTGTGTTAAGAACTTTTATTTCAGTCCCCCCGAGGCTTTTTTTATCGACGATTATGCACGGTTCGTTCCCGTCATATTTTTGATATAAATTTTTAGCGGATAAGCGAGTTTTATCATCGCAGACGATAACGACGGGTGTTTTTTGCGCTTTCGCGTTGATCTCGATAGCGCGGTCGATTTCCGCGAGTTGTTCAGCCGCCGAAAAAACGTCGGCAAATGACGGGGAGCGCAGATAGTTATTATATATTATAACGCTATTTTTGTCATTTCGAATCCATTCAAGGCCGTTTGTGGCATAAGCGCGCCGCTCTTTCGGTCGATTGTAAATATCCCAGCAACCATCAAGTGATGTTCTCGCAACGATAAAGTCTTTTACGATTTCATCATCACTTTTAAAAAACAACGCCGCACCGCATTCAAAAAGTGTGAGTTCCAAAAATCGCGGGTCGATTTCGTCTGGAAGCCCCTGCCATTCATAAACAGATATTGCTATATTTTTCAAGCGATCAAAATATTTCAGAAAAGCAAGATTGTTTTTTGCAGCCGCCTTTACTTTTTGATTGTTATTTCCAAAGAGCGCGCTATAATAGGAGTTTCCGAAAAACATTATTAAACCTCCTTATACTATTGGATTATCAAGCGAATAATTCAACATCGTTGACGGATTATGCCATAACGTTATACCTCTGTCGAGCAATGCGCAGATCTTTCGGCTATCGTCCGCGGGGACATTGCCGGAGATCGTCGCTCCGACGGTTTTTACATAATTCCAATTTTTGCGAGAAACAGTTTCGGGGACTTTTTCCCTCAAAACCTTATATCCAAACATTGATAAGTAATTATCTATGATTTTTGCGTATTCGGGGAGAATCGATACTGTATATAATGTTAAATGATTTCGCCCTTTAAGTATTGCGGCGGAAGAAGATTGACTACCTATCATCGCATTGGGTTGTCTTCCCATGTCCGAAAGTCCAGCATTATAACCGTCTATCGCACTTGTTCCCATGAGATCTGGCATTATCCCCCTTGCTATATCCAGCGCGTTATTGATTCCGCCTTTTGACAAGCTGGCTCCTCCGGTCACAGCGGCACCGGAAAAATATTTCATTGCGGCATTTCCCGTGCTCATAATGCGAAGAGTATCATTGAGGGACGCAGAACTTTTTTGAAAGTCCAAAGAACTCCGGTTTAAAGCTATATAATCGGCATACCTATCATAACTATATGCGCATTGCCCCATGGCTGCGACTGCAAGCGATACGATCCCTTGAGATCCGTTGTTGTCGCAGTCATAATCAAGTACTTCTCCCACGGCAACCGCTCCCGCTTCAAGTGGGGCATAATAATTTATTTTTATTTCTGTATTTTTTTTAAGTCTTTCGAAACGAATTTGAACAGATTGTCCAACATTGTTTGATAAAGACAAATAATTAAAGGGAGCGGAAAGCAGTTTGTTGTTGTTCGGAGTATACTCATAAAGATGAGGCAGTACAGACGCTGTTGCTATAACATTAGTCTTAACGCCAATTACGATTTTCCCATAACATTCTATTGTAGACAACGTCCCCTCGGAATTTTCATATTGCAAAATCAAATATGGGGACGTGGTGTCATATTCCAGCAAGCACTCCGGAAAAGAATATATCGAACAAACCCCGTCACCCAAACCGTTGACGTTTACCCAAAAAAGAAAATTTGAAAAGTCCTTGTAACGTTCCTTCGTAAAAGCAACGATTGATGTTCCGTGAAAAAGTCCCCCGATCTTTTTAAAATTAGGAGTTCCCCTACCCTGAGCAGAGGTGTCGAAAGAACACTCAACTATATACGCAAGATCATCAAAAGATTTTCCGTCAACGCCTATAACAGATGTGCAGTTTGTATAAATAATGTCCCCCGTGGGGAGTCCTTCATCTACTGTATGTAACCCTACTGTATCATCTGCGACGTGTTCACGCTCAACAAAACATTTGTTGATTGAGATCGTCGGAAACCATGTTTGAAAAACGTCAATTTCAAAATTTATTTGCGTCGTTACGTTGTTAACATATTCAACGCTGGTGACAAATGCGTAAAACCATTTGTTTTCAAAATCAGGATTTTGAAACATGATATAATTACAGTCAAATACGGACGTGTTTTTTAGCCCTATTCGGATTTTCCCGTCGCCATAATAAATGTAGGATAATTCATTGTCGCTTGATTTTTCAAATTTATAAAAAGCAAGCGAAGAAAAATAGTTAAACTGTTCCGTGGCGTTCGCCCAAGTTAAGGTGTTTTGATAATCGGGATCGCATTTAACTCCGCGAAGAAGATAAAGTTTACCGTTGGGTTGTATAATCATTTTTTTTCTCCTTTAAGTGTCGGCGGCTTTCGCCGCCGAAATATTCAATCCTTTAATTTTTCCGAAGCGTAAAACTACAACGTTTGATTTCGAGGCGGCATATTTCAACCGAGTTTCTCCCCGACGAATCCGACGGATAAAAATCAAAGGTATGAAATCAATTTTAAGAAAGCACTTTTTGCGCGACCGTTTCGAAAACGAACTGAGCCGCATTCGAAAAGATTTCGCCAATTTATAAAAAGATAACGATATTGATTTATCATTACGAAATTCGGTGAAAAATCGGCGAGTTCCGCGCAGATACGGATCGAAGCGGACGTATCTATTAAAGTGTCGATATATAAAAGTCCAGATTTTTCATAGGTTTTTACACCAAAAGAACACCCGTCAACAACAAAAGTTGCGACATATCTTGATCGCTCGTTTTTTATAGGATTTATAAAACTGTCAGAATCGGACAAGTAAACCCCTTGATTTCCGTATGCAGCAATTTTTGTTTTTTCAAAGGCTTTATAAATTCCGCTTTCCTTTTGCGCATTTGCGGCGGCGGCATTAAAGCCTTGTTCGAGTACCCACCCGCGACCGCGCAAGAAATGCGTGTTTTTTTGTAAGCGATCTGAAATACCAAGTGTAAGGTAATACGGATTTAAAAGTGTGACAGGGTTTGAAATTAAAATAACAGGCAAATATCTCCGTCGCTGCCCTCTGCCTCTTGCGATCGCCGTGTGAATTGCAAAAAGTTTATCGCATTCATGAGGTAAGTATTTTCCGCTTTCCGGCATAAACTCATCAAAAAGCATTGTTTGAGCGTCAGAAAATAGGTGCGACGCTTTCTTGACATAATCAACGCTTGACAAAGATATCGCATATCCACACGATTTTTCTCCGTAAAAAAGTTCCGTGTACTTTCCGCCGTCGCGCCGTTCCTGCGTCATTTCAAGGGTAAAATTAAAATCTTCTATTTTCGAGATATCACGAAAAAACTTGTCCACCACATTTTCAATTTCATAAGAGTAACGATAAAGCAGTAAAAATTTTTCACCTAACGAAATAAACTTATCGAGAACATAAGCGTTAAAAAAAGTAGTCTTCCCAGCGGTCTTATTTGACGTACAAAAAAATAACTCCGGGCGATCATGGTCGAGGTCGAGGAGCGACAAAAGTTTAAAACCGGAATAATATCCGTCCTTTATTTTTACCGCCGTAAAAACCACCTCCGGAGCGGATCGAGTTTTGTTTCTTTACGGTTTTACTGTATCACATTATTTTCAATTTGTCAATAGGTTTATTATAATGTCATAATAAATTCATAAATAGAGAGTCAAAAAGCAAAAGTCATAAAAAAGACAAAAAGAATAGCACAAAAGTTTTACAAAATGGGGGTATTTCATTATATTTATCTTGCACACCCAGC